CTCCGGCTTCCGCACGTCGGCCGGGGCCGAGGGCGACCCGACCACCGTGACGTGGCGCATGAGGCTCCCGGACGGCACGACGATTGTCGACGTCTACCTCGGGAACACGACCACGACGCCACCGGGTGGCACGCCGGTCGTGACGGGCTCGCTCATCGTCCGCGCCGCCCTCGCCCACTACACCCGCGAGCACGTGATCACGACCCCCGGCTCGCACCCCTACGGCTGGGAGGGCGACGGGACGATCGAGACCTACGAGGAGTGGGAGTTCTACGCCCGGCCCCGGCGTGCCGGCTAGCCCCGCCGCCGAGCGCGCCGAGGAGCTCGTCCAGCTCATCGACCGGTTCCTCGAGGCCTACGTCCGCAGCGACATGCCCACGCTGCTGTTCCCCGGCGAGGCCAAGCCGGTCGGGCCCTACGAGACCTTCGGCGAGTGCGTCGCCGCGCAGATGCGCCGCGGCTACAGCCGAGAGGCTGCCGGCGGGATCTGCCACACGATCGAGGAGGGCAAGGCCGACCGCCACCGCTCGACCGAGGCCGACCGCCGCTACCTGCGGCGGGTCCTCCGCGCCACCCACCGGGCGCAGCGGATCTTCGAGGCCGATCTCGGCCGGGCCTTCGACCGCCTGGGCGCCGAGCTCGCCGCATCCTGGCGCGCGCTCAAGCAGGGCGAGGAGCTCACCGCCGAGTTCGCGATCCACCGCGCCGACCTCGAAAGCTTCTCCCGGCGCGAGCTCACCGGGCCGTTCCAGCGGCTCTACCAGCTCATCGGCCAGATCGTCTACGGCGCCGTGAGCGAGCGCGTCGGGGTCACCGTGGGCTGGAACCTCGAGGACCGTCGCGCCCGCCAGGTTGTCGCCGAGGGTGGCCGGCGCCTCGGCCTGGTCGACCTCGCCGGCGAGACCCGCTCCGCGCTGTTCGCTGCGATCCACGACGCGCGCGCGCAGGGCGAGGGCCCGATCGAGCTGGCGCGGCGGATCCGCCGCTACGTGCCGGCGGGGCGTTTCACCGGCCTGGAGGGAGCCCGCCCCGGCGCTGGCGTGGCCTACCGCGCGGAGCTCATCGCGCGAACAGAGACCACGTTCGCCCGCAATATCAGCGCGCTGGCCGCGGGCCAGGACGCCGGGTTCGAGCAGTACCTCGTGTTCGACGCGCGCCTCGGCCCGACCGACGAGACCTGCGAGGAGATCGCCGGCCAGATCGTCGACGCGGAGACCGCGCGCCAGCTCATGGACTCCGAGCACCCCAACGGCACGCGCTCGATCAGCCCGCTGCCGCGCACGCCGTTCGCCGGCTAGAAGCTAGAAAATAGTGAGGCGGCCGGCGACCCCTCGATGTGCGTTCCGAGGCCGTGCCAGCGCGTGCTTATCGCACGCCCAAGCCGTGTCGTGACGGTGCTGGCGGGTCGCCGGTCGCGCCAGCCCGGTCCGCCACTCGTAATCGGCTACGGATCCGCAGATCCCGGCCATCTGCGGGACCGCACGGTGTTACGCTCCCGCACGTTTCGATGCGCGAGCACAAGCAGCTCACCATGGCCCTCGACCCCGCCAAGGAGGGGGCGTTCACCTCGGTCATCGCGACCCTCAACGTCATCGACCAGGACAACGACGTCACGCTCCCCGGCGCCTTCAAGGACGGCCAGGCCGTGCGGGTGGCCCGCTGGGGCCACAACTGGGGCGAGCTGCCGCCCGGCAAGGGCGTGCTCCGCATCGACGATCAGGTCGCGCGGATCGACGGCGAGTTTTTCCTGGACACGACCCACGGCAAGGACACCTACGTCACCGTGAAGCGTCTCGAGGGGCTGCAGGAGTGGAGCTACGGCTACGACGTGCTCGACTCCGAGCTCGGCCAGTACGAGGGGAAGGACGTCCGCTTCCTCAAGTCCTTGGACGTCATCGAGGTCAGCCCGGTTATGAAGGGCGCCGGCGTCGGGACGCGCACCGAGTCGATCAAGGGCATCAAGGCCGCCGTCGCGGTGCACCATACCGAGACCAGCGACGAGGCCTGGGACGGCCCGGAGAACGAGGCCCGCCTGCCGACGGATGCCGGCGCGACCGCGCTCAAGAAGGCCTACGCCTGGGTTGACCCGGACGCGGACCCCGAGACCAAGGCGGCCTACAAGTTCATCCACCACATGGTCTCCGGCGACGGCGCCGTCGGCGCCGCGAACGTGAAGGCCTGCGTCACCGGGATCGGGATCCTCAACGGCGGCCGCGGGGGCGCCGACATTCCCGAGGACGACAACCAGGGCGTCTGGTCCCACCTGGCCGGGCACCTGCGCGACGCGGACGTCGAGCCGCCCGAGCTCCGCAAGTCCGCGCTCCGCTACGCTGACCACGTCGCGCTCCTGCTTGCCGAGAGCGTGGCGTTCGCGAGTCGCACGAAGGACCTCAAGGCCCTGCGGGCCAAGGAGGGCCGCCCGTTCCCGGCCGTCGCGAACCGCGCCCGCTTGAAGGCGCTCACCGCGGCGATCGCAGAGGGCACGGCGGCGCTCGAGGACCTGCTGCGCGACACCGAAGGGAGAACCGACGAGCCGAAGGGGGACCTCGCGCTGATGCGCCTGCAGCAGCTGCGCGACCAGGCCCGCACGCTCGGCCTGATCAACAGCTAGGAGGCAAGCACAGTGACGGTCATCGCAGGCGCGCGGCTGACGCCGCGCATGATCCTCACGCTCGCGTTTACTCTGGCGCTCGTCGCGGTTGCCTGGGTCATTGGCCACGACGCCGCGGCGCTTCTGTTCCCGCTGTTCCTCGGTCCGACCCTCGTCGAGCGCCGCGAGGAGCTGGACACTAAGCGCAAGTCTGCCGCGAAGCTCTGGGAGGTCGCGGGCGACGACCTCAACCTCAAGAAGGTCATCGAGGCGAAGCTGCTGGACCCGAAGTTCGACACGACCGACAAGGTCGCGAGCGAAATGCAGCGCCAGCAGAAGGAGATTAGCGACCTCGCCCAGATGCTCGAGATCGCCAAGGGCAAGGAAATGCTCGGCGAGATCGAGAAGCACTGGAACGAGCCCGACGGCCAGATCTCGTTCGCCTTCCCCGGCGGGGGCAAGTCGAAGGGCAAGTACGCCGGCAAGTCCCTCGGCGACCTCGTCGTCGAGTCGGACACCGTCAAGAAGTACGAGCGGGGCGCCAAGAAGGGCCCGACCACCGAGATCGCGCTCGAGGACGAGCGCGAGTACGACCGGATCATGGGCACCAAGGCGGTCCTCACCGAGACCGGCTACCCGATCCAGGCGGTCCGCACCGGGCTGATCCTGCCGGGCGCCCTGCGCCGGCCGGTCGTCGCCGACCTCATCCCCCAGGGGACGACGCGGACGAACGCGATCGTCTACATGGAGGAGACCACCACGACCAACGCGGCCGCGGCGGTCGCTGAGAGCGGCGCGAAGCCCGAGTCCACGCTCGTGTTCACCGAGCAGAACAGCCCCGTCCGCAAGGTTGCGACGGTGCTGCCGCTGACCGACGAGCTCATCACCGACGAGCCGGCCATGCGGGCCTACGTCGAGGGCCGCCTGCGGCTGTTCCTGCAGCTCGCCGAGGAGTCCCAGCTGCTGACCGGGACCGGGACGGCCCCCCAGCTCCGGGGCCTCTACAACATCGTCGGGATCAACACCCAGGCCAAGGGCGCGGACCCGACGCCTGACGCGATCTACAAGGGCATGGACCTCATCCGCACGCTCGCGTTCCTCGAGCCGGACTCCGTGGTGATCCACCCGACCGACTGGCAGGACGTGCGGTTGCTCCGCACGACCGACGGCATCTACATCTGGGGCCCGCCGATGGACGCCGGTCCCCAGCGCATCTGGGGTGTCCCGGTCGTGATCACCCCGGCCGCGACCCTCAACACCGCGCTCGTGCTGGCGGCCGCGCAGGGGATGCAGATCTTCCGGCGCTCGGAGGTCTCGTTCGCGATCTCGGACCAGCACGCCGACTTCTTCATCCTGAACCAGCTCATGCTCCGGGTCGAGGAGCGCCTGGCCCTCGTGGTTTACCGCCCGAAGGCCATCTGCACGATCACCGGCATCTGAGCCGCACTGGCACCTGAGCCGCAGGGGCAGGGGCCCCGGGGAACGCAGCCCCGGGGTCCCCACCCGAAGGAGGACGCGAACATGCCGATCATCAGCGGGGGCAAGGTCATCGAGGGCGTCGCCTCGAGGGAGTACGGCCCCTACACCAGCGCCGGCGTCCCCGCGTCGGGCTACCTCAACGACGTAGCCCAGAAGGGCGCGCTGGTCATCGACACGACGAACGGCACGCTCTACCAGAACACCGGAACGCTCTCCGCGACGGTCTGGACCGCGCGGTAAGAGCGAGAGAAGGAGAGGCGAACATGCCCGTCATCACCAAGGAGGAGCTCGGGGGGAACCCGCCGGCCGAGCCCCGGAAGGCGGAGACCACCAAGGCCACGGCGGACGAGGAGGCCCGCGCCGCCGCGCGCAAGGCTGAATCGGAGCGCCGCCAGGCCCTCACCATCAGCGCGACGGAGGCCCGGGAGCTCGGGCCGAACGCCGTCACCCGCGGCGCGCTCGAGCGGGCGGAGGCCGCCGTCGCCGGGGGCCGCGGGATCTACCCGCCGGCCAGCGAGCAGCCGGCACGGCTCACCGTCGACCTCGACGGGAAGATCATCCGGCCCGAGGAGGCGATCCACGGCGGGACCGTCCTGGTGGGCGCGGCCGCGGAGGCCTACGCCGCCGCGCACGGCGGCAAGGTCGAGAAGGCCGAGGAGAACGCCGAGGAGAAGGCCGCGCCGAAGTCCGCCGACAAGTCGCGCAAGGCGAAGCCCTCCACCAAGGCGAAGGCCCGCCGCCGCTAAAACCCGATTCGTTGCGCGCACGATAAGTGCGCCAGGGTCCTGCCCGGGGCCGGTCCGAGAGGGCCGGCCCCTCGCGTTAGCATCGCGCCGTGCCGACCCTGGTCAGTCCCGCGATCGTCCGGCAGCACGTCGAGACCGACCTGGGCGACGGCGCGCTGCAGCGGCTGATCGACGATGCCGACGCCACCATCGTCGACCGCTACGGGCCGCACGCCGGCAACCTCACCCTGGACACCGAGGGCGACGGCGGGGCGCTGCTGTTCGTGGACCGGCCGGCGGGCACGATCGTCAGCGTCACCGAGTACGTCATCCGCCAGGAGAACGTGGGCGTGCTACTCGACCCCGCGGACTGGCGGGCCCTCGACGGCGGCCACCGCCTCGAGCGGCTCACCAGCGGGCCGAACGCGCGCACGACCTGGGGCGAGCGGGTCGTCGTGGTCTACGCGCCGAGCGACGAGGGCGCCCGGCGCACGATGATGGAGATCGACCTGGTGCGCCTGGCCGCCTCCTACGAGCCCTACGACGAGACCGTCGGCGATTGGGCGGCGCGCCGGCGCGAGTACGAGGCGGAGCGCCAGGCGATCCTGGGGCGCATGCGCCGGCGACGGATGCCCTTCGCGTGAATCTGTGGGCGGAGGAGGATTTCGGGGAGGAGCTGGAGGATCCGTGGGCCGGCCTCCGCGGCTCTCGTTCGCGCCGAGAGCGACGCGCGGCCGGCGCCACGCGCCTGACGGGGGACCGGGCATCGAGCTCCTCGCCGCGCTGATCCTCATGCTCGTCGCCGGGGCCCTCGGGGCGCTCCAGGGCTACCGCCGTGGCTGGGACGACGGATACATCCGGCGGAAGCTCGACGAGAACTGGGAGCGCTACCGGTGAGCGCGCGCTCGCGGATGACGATGCGCGCCGCGCTCGAGCGCAACACGAACGCCGCGCTGGACGAGTACGGGCAGCCCGGCCCGCCGAACTGGACGGCGCTCGCCACCGTGCCGGCCTGGTGGTGGACCGTCGCCGAGCGCGAGGTCAGCGGCCCCGACAAGACCGCGGTGTTCGAGGACGCGCGGATGATCGTGCCGCGCGGCACCGACGTGACGGAGCAGGACCGGGTCGCGGCCGTGCGTGACCGTCGCGACGTGCTGGTGCGCGCGGGCCCGCTGCGGATCGAGTCGGTGGTCAGCCACCGCGACCACCTCGAGCTCGTCCTGCAGGCGCTCTGATGGCCCGCACCACCTGGCGCGACCGCGAGGTCCGCGCGCTGCTCGAGGAGTGCGCGCGGCGCGGGATCGACGACACGACTGCGGCCGCCGCGATCTTCTCGAAGGGTCACCACCCGAATTGGCAGAACCGCACGGGCACCGCCGAGGGCTCGATCCGGGGCCAGCCGGCGCGGCGCGAGCGCGGCGGCATCGTCGGGCGCTTCGGCTCGTTCGACGTGGACTATTTCATCTGGCTCGAGATCGGGGCGAATGGCCACCCCGGGGACAACACCCTGCGCCGCGGAGCGGACGCGGAGTTCCCGAAGGCGCCCCAGCGCATCGCCGCCTGGTGGCGGCGCCTGGCCCGATGATCCCGAACCTCGTCTCGGCGATCCGCTCGATCCTGCGCTCGGATGGGCCGACGGCCGCGCTGGTGCCCGGGCCGCCGGCCACGTCCGGGATCGACCTCGCGATCTACGCCGGCGGGATGCCCCTGGACGAGGCGAAGCTGCAGCCGCGCGCCGCGGTGGTGATCAGCTGGGCAGGCGGCTACCCCGTCCGCGGCCACGTCCCGCTGGGGCGGCCGCGCTTCGACGTGAAGGCCTACGGGGTGAACGGGCTCGCCGCGATGACCCTCTCGAACGCGGTCCACGACGCGCTCAAGAACGTCGACCGCCGGCGCGTAGTGGCCGGCCTGGCCCAGCCGACGATCGTCTACGGCGTCGACGAGGAGGGCGGGCCGACCGAGCTGCGGGACGCGGATGGTGACTGGCCGTTTATTCTCCGCACGTACATCGCGCTCTACGCGGAGAGAGCCGCGTGAGGCGACGAGGCAGGAGGTAGCGAATGCCGAAGGCGACGTACAAGGGCCCGGGCGACGCCGTGGAGCTCGACGGCATCACCGTGAACCGGGGCGAGTCCATCGAGCTCACCAATACCCAGGTCGCGCGGATCCGCGCCGATCCCGGGGCCGAGGTCGAGATCGAGGGCGAGCCCACCTCGGAATCCGACGAGGACGTGGCTCGGATCCAGGCCGACCAGGCCGAGCGCCGCGAGCAGCTATCCCAGGCGGATCGCGATCGACGCGCGAAGGCCGCGGCAGTAGCCGAGGCGCAACGGACTAGGCGCAGCTCGGCTCGCGCGGCGAAGGAGGGCTAGGCGATGCCGGCACCGCTCGAGGTATTCGCCACTGGCGCCACGGAGGTCTATCTGGCCCCCACCGGCACGGCCGACCCCGCTATCAACGTCGCGGTCCCCGGCACGTACATCCTCGTCGGCGTCGCGGGCTCGAAGGACTACAGCGAGGACGGGGTGCGCTGGCGGAAGGGCACCGAGAACACCGACATTTACACCAACGGCCAGTACGGCGTCCGCAAGGTGTTCCGCAACCGCGAGCGCCTGATCATCGCCATGAACGTCCTCGACGCGACGCTCGAGGCCTATCGCGACGCGTTCAACCAGAGCGTCGTGACCACCCTCGTCGGGCCGCCCGCGGAAAAGACGATCCCGCTCGCCGAGAACGCCACGACCCCGACCTTCCGTACGATGCTGCTGCGGGCGCCCAACTCGCCGTACATGGACGGCGGGGTCCTGCAGCTCTGGATCCCCCTCGTCTACCAGACCGGGGAGACCGAGACGATCTACCGAAAGTCCGAGCCGGTCGGCCTGGCGATGGAGTTCACCGCGGTGTTCGACACCACGAACGGCTTCGGGAAGATGCACGGCCAGACGGCCTAGCAGCGAGTGAACACGTCGGCGGAGCTGGTGCGGACGGCACTCGGCATGGCCCGGGAGGCGGAGCGGGCGAAGCAGACCGAGATCCGCTCGCGCCGCGAGACCCAGCGCCGCCTCGAGCAGCTGCGGCGCTTCTGCGACGACTACGGGATCGACTTCGAGATCGTGAGGACGGAGGCCAAGGGTCATGGTCCGGGCAAGGCAGGCGTCGACTAAACCCCAGAACGGCGAGACCGCGGCGGCAGCGGCGCGCGGGAGCATCGTGCTGGATCTCTCGAGGCGGGCGCCGGCGGGCCTCGTGCGCTTCGACGACGACGAGCGCACCTACGAGCTCGCGGACGCCTCCGAGATGAGCCTGCGGAAGGCCGGCGAGTATGCCCGGCTCATGCAGCGCGTGGGCGAGCTCGAGGAGATCGGGGCGAGCGGCAAGGCCACCGAGAAGGACGATGCGGAGTACCGCCAGCGGCTGCGCGAGCTCGTGGCGATCGCCATCCCCAGCGCGCCGGCGGCGACGATCGCGAAGGTCCCGACCGGCCGGCTCACCGAGGTGGTCGTCGCTTTTTTCGGTCTGGCGGCGGAGGCGAACCCGGCCCTGGCGACGATGGTGGCCCGGGCCTTCGGCCGCGGTGGGACGAGATCGTCGCGGAGCTCCAGGCGCTCTACGGAGGCGACCCCGAGCGGTGGCTAGATATCCCGATGCCCCTCCTGCTGAGCTACGCGGAGTGGGCCGAGCCGATGCGCGCGCGGGAGCAGCTGCGGATCGCCTACGCGGTCCAGCTGGGCGTCGGCCGCTTCAAGAGGGCCGCCGACCTCCGGGAGGCCCAGGCGCTGCTCGAGCGCCGGGCCCGGCAGGACGAGGGCGTCCCCTTGCCGAAGGGACCGGACGCGCGCATCCGACAGGTCGCGATCGCCGCGCGGGAGATCGGGTTCACCTTCGACGTCGTGAAGGGGCCGGCGCGTGAGCCTCGCCGGCAGCATCGTGATCGGGTCGACGGTCATCGAGATCAGGACCGACGACCGCCAGGTCGACCGGGGGCTCGCCGAGACTAAGGGCAAGGTCAACGCGGCCGTCGACAGGATGCAGTCCGACGTCGACGCCAAGACCAAGGGGCTCTCTAAGCAGATCAGCGGGGATATCACCCGGGTCGCGGCCGCGGCGGCGATCTCTGCCGGGGTCGGCCTCCTCGGCCAGGCGGTGCAGATGGCGCGGGAGGAGGAGGTCGGGCTCGTCCGCCTGCAGAGCACGCTCAAGAACGCCGGCGTCTCCTGGGAGCGCTACGGCGGCTCGATCGAGAGAGTCGTCCAGCAGCGCACCAAGATGGCCTTCGCGGACCAGGAGCTGCGCGATTCGCTGGCCACGCTCGTGGCGGGGACGGGCAGCCTGAGCGAGGCGCTGCGCCGGCAGACGGTGGCCATGGACCTCGCGCGCGGGTCGAAAAAGAGTCTGGCCGAGGCCTCGTTCCTCCTCTCGAAGGTCTCCGACGA